TTCAAAGCTAGACATGCTAAAAATATAAAGAAAGGTAAAATGTCAGCTGCTTATTGGGCTGATAAAGTTAAATGGTAAAAACAAAATAATTATGTACGGAAAAAAATCACCAGCCAAAATGGCACACGGTAAATCGCCAGTTAAAAAGAAAGGATCTTTTGTATCTAAGCACTGCGCTAAAAATACTCCTTTACAGAAAAAAGGTTGTAAAAAATACTAACATGTCTTTTAAGCTTAAACCACCGTTTGATTGCAATAATACTCCTATATATCGAGTTGATATGGAAGAAGGTGTTTTAGGCATGGCTAATAATAATGGTACTATACTTATAAATAAGTACCTAAGCCCAGCTCAGTCTAAAAAAGTTATAAGTCATGAAATGATCCATATAGATCAAATAAAACGTGGTGATTTAGATTACGACGATAATAACGTTTATTGGAAAGGTAAAAAATACTCAAGAGCTAAAATGAAGGAAGGTGCTAAAAACTTACCTTGGGAAAAAGAAGCATATAAAAAAGAATAGTAAATGAAAAAGATATTAGAATTTTTTAGTACTAAAGTCTTTAAACAAGTTGGTGATGTAGTCGACGACTTATTTACCAGCGAAGAAGAAAGGCTAGCCGCTAGAAATAAAATATTTAAAGTATTACAAGATGCACAATTAGAATTGCAAAAAATGCAAACCGAAATAATTGTAGCAGAAGCTAAAGGTAACTGGTTACAAAGAAGCTGGAGACCGATACTAATGCTTTCATTTGGTTTTATAATTATATACACTAAATTTATATCACAACTATCTACACGTTTAGTAACACCTGCGTTAGAACCAGAATTCTGGAATTTACTTGAAATAGGTATTGGAGGTTATGTAATAGGTAGAAGTGGTGAAAAAATAGTAGATAAATTAGCACCAATGTTTAAAAAGTAAAAATAATAGAAACAAGTAATAATAGTAGTAATAGTAACCAATTAAATTAAATCAAAATGTTAAAAATCAAAGAAGAACAATTAGAAAAAATTAAAGAGCAACAAGGTAGGCTTCAAAACGTGTTAACTGATATAGGAGTTATCGAAGTTCGCAAGCATGAAACACTACATGCTCAAGCAGCTATTTCTCAGGAAATACATGAAACTAAGAAAGAACTCGAAGAAGAGTATGGAGCTATCAATATCGATATGACAGATGGTAGTTATACTTTAATTGAACAAGAACAAGAAGCTGAATTATCAGTTGTTAAATCAGAAGACTAATGAGTTCTGTAATTAGAAAAATAAGTATAGGTTCTGATTACAAAAATGATGCAATGCATTACGCTGTGAGTCAGCAAGTTTATGGAGGTCATACTATATCAGCTATACTATACTCCGAAGAAGACGACTCTTACAGTATATATATTAAAAAGAAAGACGAGATAATGCCATGGAAGAAGTTTAATTCTAACATGGCTATATCCGTTGAATACGACTTAGAATATTAATGAATAGTTTATTTGACTTTATCGTAAAACCCATAAAAAAGAGATACGATAACGAAATCAAAGTAGGTGACAAAAGCCTAATAACTAATGCAAACACTGAAGACTTTAAAGCTGTTAGCAATAAAGCCGTTGTAGTCTCTACTCCGTCAGCTTATAAAACGCCTATTAAAAAAGGCGATATTGTTATTATACATCACAACGTTTTTAGAAGTTTTTTTGACATTAGAGGTAAAAGAAAAGATAGTAGATCTAAATTTATAAATGATCTATACTTTTGTTCACCTGATCAAATATATTTATACAAAAACTCTGGTCATTGGAAATCTTTTCAAGATAGATGCTTTGTGAAACCATTGTTAGATAATAACGATCTAACGCTGGATAAAGAGAGAAAGCTTATAGGAATACTAAAATATGGTAATAGTTCCTTAGAAGCCGTTAAAATTGCTCCTGGAGACTTAGTAGGTTATACGCCTTACGGTGAGTTTGAATTTATAATTGATGGAGAGCGATTATATTGTATGAAATCAAATGATATTGTAATTAAATATGAATACAAAGGAGACGAAGAAGAGTATAATCCAAGCTGGGCAAGCAGCAGTTGAAGAATTAATAAAGGTAGCTAAAGAAGCTATTGTAGATTCTGATGATGATATTTCTGCTGACAGATTAAAAAACGCTGCAGCTACAAAAAAACTAGCTATATTTGATGCTTTTGAAATACTTAAACGTATTGAAGACGAAGAGAATATGCTTAACGAAAAACCTGTAGAAAAGAAAGAAAAAGCTTTTAAAGGTTTTGCAGAAGGAAGATCTAAGTAATGTACGAGCAATCACTATATAAAATACTACCTAATTATATAAAACCTAAAGTTTTAAATAAAAACAACAGATATAACAAGTGGGCTTACGGCTATAACAGTGAATTTGATATGATTGTTATCAGCAAGACTGGTAAGATAGGTGAAATTTACGAAATACAAAACATAAAAATAGCTTTACCTAAAGATGAAGACGTTGTCGCGTTCGAAGGAAATAAATGGAAACACATTGAATATCCTAAAGAGCTTTCAAAGATAAAATCAGTATTTGATTGGGACGAGCATCCTGTGCAATTTAAAGAAAAATGGTATGACTATATTGACGAAGAGTTTAAAAGACGTGAAAAAGGTTTTTGGTTTTATAACAAAGATAAGCCTTGTTACATTACTGGTACTCACTACATGTACCTGCAGTGGTCCAAAATTGATGTTGGGCAGCCAAACTTTAGGGAATCGAACAGATTATTCTTTATATTCTGGGAAGCTTGCAAAGCAGATGTACGTTGTTACGGAATGTGCTATCTTAAGAACAGACGGTCAGGGTTTTCTTTCATGGCCTCAGGCGAGACGGTTAATCAAGCTACAATATCCACAGACTCTAGATTCGGAATTTTATCAAAGTCTGGCCCAGATGCGAAAAAGATGTTTACTGATAAAGTCGTACCCATCTCGGTTAATTATCCCTTCTTCTTCAAACCAATCCAGGACGGTATGGACAGGCCGAAGACGGAGCTTGCCTATAGAGTACCCGCGTCAAAATTCACCAGAAAAAAACTTGACACCAATGAAAAGCTACAGGAAATCACCGGGCTCGATACAACGATCGACTGGAAGAACACCGGGGACAACTCGTACGACGGTGAAAAATTAAAGCTTTTAGTTCACGATGAGAGTGGAAAGTGGGAAAAACCTACAAATATACTAAACAACTGGAGAGTTACAAAAACCTGTTTAAGATTAGGTTCTAGAGTTATAGGTAAGTGTATGATGGGAAGCACGTCAAACGCTTTAGATAAAGGTGGGGAGAATTTTAAAAAATTATATTATGATTCCGACGCAACAAAAAGAAACCGCAACGGACAGACTAGCTCGGGACTATATAGTTTGTTCATTCCTATGGAGTGGAACTACGAAGGATTCATTGATTCTCATGGATTACCTGTATTCGATACACCGGAAGAGGAAGTTTTAGATCCTTTAGGTGATATTATAAATCAAGGAGTGATAGAGCATTGGCAGAACGAAGTTGATGGTTTGAAAGATGATCAAGACGGATTAAATGAATACTACAGGCAGTTTCCAAGAACAGAGGAACACGCTTTTAGGGATGAGGCTAAAGAGTCTTTATTTAATCTAACTAAAATATATGAGCAAATAGATTACAATGCTGACCTACAGAATACTTCTACCGTAACAACAGGTAGTTTTATGTGGGAAAATGGGGTGAAAGACAGTAGAGTATTGTTTTACCCTAACAAAGATGGAAGATTTAAAATATCCTGGGTTCCACAGGTTGAATTACAAAATAGAATAGTTGTTAAAAATGGTATTAAATACCCTGGTAACGAGCACTGTGGAGCTTTTGGCTGTGATAGTTATGATATATCAGGTACTGTTGATAAAAGAGGTTCTAATGGATCTCTACACGGTTTAACAAAATTCTCTATGGAAAACGTACCACCAAATGTATTTTTTCTAGAGTATATAGCTAGACCTCAAACTGCTGAGATATTTTTTGAAGATGTGTTGATGGCTTGTGTATTTTACGGTATGCCTATATTAGCGGAGAATAATAAACCTAGATTATTGTATCATTTTAAAAGAAGAGGATATAGAGGTTTTTCAATGAATAGACCAGATAAAATATATAATAAATTATCTATAACTGAAAGAGAAATTGGTGGTATACCTAACTCTAGTGAAGATATAAAACAAGCACATGCTGCAGCTATAGAATCATATATAGAAGAGAACGTAGGTAACACACCTAATGGTTATGGTAGTATGTATTTTCAGAGAACATTAGAAGACTGGGCTAAATTTAATATAAACAACAGAACAAAACACGATGCTTCTATAAGTTCCGGTTTAGCTATAATGGCTTGTAACAAGAATAGATATATGCCTACTGCTAAAAGAGAACGTAAAAATATAGACTTAGGTATAAAACGATACGATAACAAAGGAATGTCGTCAAAAATTATAAGATAAATGAAAGTATACACCAATGGTAATAGCTCTTTCCCTAGCCAAGTAGTTAGCGATGAAGTCAAAGCAAGCTTAGATTATGGTATTCAAGTAGCTAGGGCTATCGAGGGAGAGTGGTTTCAAGAAGGTCGTTCTGGAAACAGATACGCTCAAAGCTATAGCAATTACCACCAACTTAGATTATACGCTAGAGGTGAGCAATCTATAGCGAAGTATAAAGATGAGTTATCAATAAATGGTGATTTATCTTATTTAAATTTAGACTGGAAACCGGTACCAGTTATACCTAAGTTTGTAGATATCGTAGTCAACGGGATGTCTAATAAAGAATACGATATAGTTGCTTACGCGCAAGATCCTGAAAGTCAAAAGAAAAGAACAGATCATGCTAATGAGATAGCGGCAGATATGGTTGCTCAAGACTTGATACAGCAAGCAAAAGAAAACACTGGATTAGATTTTTCAAGATCAAAATTAAAACAAGACGAACTACCTTCTAACCTTGAAGAGCTAGAGTTGCATATGCAATTATCTTATAAACAAGGTGTTGAAGTTGCTGAAGAAGAAGTTATAAACAACACTTTAGCTAGAAATAAATATAATCTAACAAGACGTAGATTAAATCATGATTTAACAGTCTTAGGTATAGCTGCGGTAAAAACAGGTTTTAACCCTTCAAACGGAGTTACTATAGATTATGTTGATCCAGCTTATATGGTTTACTCGTATACTGAAGACCCTAACTTTGAAGACATATACTATGTTGGTGAAGTAAAATCCATAACTATACCTGAATTAAAAAAACAGTTTCCAAACATATCTGAAGAAGAATTAGATTCTATACAGAAAATGCCTGGCAACTCTCAATACGTAACAGGTTGGGGTAACTATGACTCAAACACTGTTCAAGTCATGTATTTTGAATACAAGACTTACATGAACCAAGTGTTTAAAATAAAAACAACAGATAGTGGTTTAGAAAAAGCTATAGAGAAAACAGATAGCTTTAACCCACCGTCTAATGACAATTTTGAAAGAGTAAGTAGAAGTATAGAAGTTTTATACACTGGTGCTAAGGTTTTAGGTAACAACCATATGCTAGAGTGGAAACTAGCTGAAAACATGTCTAGACCTTATGCTGATACAACAAAGGTGGAGATGAACTATTCTATATGCGCACCTAGAATATACAAAGGAAGAATAGAGTCTATAGTTAGTAGAATAACTGGTTTTGCTGATATGATTCAGTTGACACACTTAAAACTACAGCAAGTAATGTCTAGAATAGTGCCTGACGGTGTGTTCTTGGATATGGATGGTTTAGCAGAAGTTGACTTAGGTAACGGTACAACTTATAACCCAGCTGAAGCTTTAAACATGTATTTCCAAACAGGTAGTGTTGTAGGTAGATCACTTACGC